CAGCAGCAAGCCCACCAAAACTTAACCCTGCGCTTTGCGTACCACAACCTGCTAATCTGTTACGTGCTTCATTTAAATCACCACCGGCTGACCATGCTGTACCATTATATTCTTCTGTAGTCGCAACGATACTATCTGTATAACCACCAAAACTTAACCCTGCGCTTTGCGTGCCACAGCCTGCTAAGTCTTTACGTGCTTCGTTTAAATCACCACCAAATAACCATGTTGTACCATTGTATTCCTCTGTAGTTGCAACCACACTGTCCGAAATCCCGCCAAAGCTTAGCCCCGCGTTTTGAGTGCCGCAGCCTGCTAAGTCTTTACGTGCCTCATTTAAATCACCAGTAAGCGTCCATGTTCCAGCCATTGTTCAGTTCCCATATTTTAATAATACCTGCTCCCTGATATTGTTTCCATAACCTTCTAATGCTTTATGAAGTACACCTTTTTTTATACAAAGATTTATACCGGATTGCAGTTGCCCCATAAGATTTTGTCTTTCAGACGGTGAGCCATTATCGCCCATTTCAATAGCCTGGTTTATCCACCTGCGAGTATAGCTGATTAATTGATGGTTGCCGGCATCAGCAAGGTCTTCTTCAGACATGTTTTTTGATTCTCTGTTTTTTATTTCAGACCAATCCTGAATTTCCCGCATCTTTGCCTTTGCAGTTCGTTCTATATTTTTCAATAAAAAAAACTTGCGTTCAAGCTCAATTTGCAGCAATTCTTTTTCCAACGGATCAGATTCATCTTCAATTTTATTAATCAATATTTTGGCTTTTGTTTTTTCTGTTCGATAATCAAAAGATAACAAAACAATCCCCTGAAGCATTATGTTTTGCTCACGCATCGCTTGCCAATATTTACTTGCAGGGGTAGGGTGCTGAATATTATTCAGCACAGATACTTCCATTTCTGTCCGAGTTCTATGAACTTGAACATTATTAAAAGTTTTTTCTAATTCCTGAGACAAATCAGATAGTTTTTCGATTGCTTCGTTTGTTAATAAATCAGCTTTTTGTATTGTTTTTATCATATTAACTTGTCCTAACTCAGACTTTGCCATTCATGCCATTGGTTTGTATTAATATCCATTACCCATGTTTTTTTTGCAGTTGGAAAAAATAACACATAAAATGTTCTGCCTTCAAGTGTATATGAAAAAGCAGTTGCATCATTCGTAACATTATATGTACTTATCTGATAATTAATAGCTTCCGGCGATATTATTTCATATTGATAACCGTTGTTCCTTGCAACAGTCTTTTTATGTGTAAACCAATAAACCCTGCCATCTATCTCAATTATTGAGCCTATGGAAGCACATCCGATATCAAGTACCGCTCCCGGAACACGTTGAAACGGAAAGTCAGGATGCCCCGAATTATAATAAACCTCTGTTGACAATGAGCCAAATAACCAAAGATTTTGTCTGGTAGTTCCTATGCCGACAAGATTATCCGGTGCTGCTTCCGCTGTTGCAAAATCAAGAGCATCCCAATTTGTTCCATCATAACTTGCGGAAATCCATATCCTGCCGGTATCAGATTCATTCACTACAAAAAAACCATCAAAAAAAACAACACTGGCAGCAGCTGTAAAATCAGAATCTGTAATATCTGCAAGCGCACCAGTTGTAACAATATGTCCATTAGCTGTACCATCAACAATTATAAGCTGCGTTCCATTGTCAGCCATTGAAACATGACCTGTTGATGTCGTAATTACACCAAGAGAAGTTGCATCACCTGCTGTTGTTATTTCATAAACAGTATCATCAACAACTGCATACATATAGTCTCCCATGATATGCAACCCCCTTACAATAGTGCCGCCAGTATTAACAAACTCAATTAAGCCCGGTGTCCCATACATTGCAATAACTTCTTTTCCCTCAAACTTGTCATACACAGGGAACAGGTTTATGCTTTGTTGAGCATTAATGCTTTTAGAGCGTCCTTCGTAAGCTCCCCCAAGAAACGGAATCTTCATGTTAACCACCTGTTAATATCGATTGGCTTCTACAATAAGTCCTTTTTGCGTCATTTGTAGAAATATTGCCAACAGGCATTTTCAAAAGGTTTGACCTGATCATATCCATATATGATTTATTTGCTAAAAACTTAACATCATCTGATAAATCGCTTCCATATTCAGGCGCAAGTCTTACAGCAAGATTAAATTTAATCGCTTCCTCATAGACTCTTGGGATTGCCATAGTAAGAGACGGATCAGTTATTTCAGCAAGATTTTTTCTTGAAATTAAATATAATGTGTAGGCTTTATCAGGGGTAGTGTATAAATATATTTTCCCTGTTGAGTTAAGAGCGTCATAGAACAAAAAGGATGGTATAGACTCAGATGTTTTGTATGGTATTTTTTCCCAATATTCTCTTTGGTTGATTATATCAAGAGGATAGTCTGTACTGTCATACCGTATAAACGCAGAGTCTATTGCCTCAGGATAAGCTGTATCAAAAGTTGCGCCCGGCCCTATCTCATAAGAACTTACACTGGCAGTTAAAGGAAAATTTTCTGTTACAGTATATGGAACTGCTGCACCATTAGAAAACCATGCCCCAAGCATCATGTTCAAAGCTTCAAGGCCTATTGCCGCATCAGCAGTTGGTGTTGTTTCACCTTGCGCTATAACTCCCGATAGCCGCAACGCACTATTTATCAAGCTTGTCGCGTTCATTTTTTATCAGCCTTTCCAAAAGAATGTCTTTCAACATATTTTGCTCAACACGCACAGGCGTATCTTTGGCATATTCTATAAGTTGTGAACGAGTCATCTTATTAAGATTATTGATAGTGCTTTCTATAAACTTATTTTTCATAAACTTGTTAATATCAATAACTTTCCATCCACGTTCTTTTTGCAAGTCTGTTATTGCTTCAACCGGTAAAATTCCATGTTTTGGATGCTGGATATAATCCATATTAACTTACTCCTTTATTCCTATTGCGTAACTTTTTTGTACCCCCATTGTTTTTATTTTAAAACCAAGACATCTAATCTTATCCGCAAGAGCATCTTCGCAATAATCATCAATTAATATAATAGCCTTATCAGCTAATTTATCTTTAATAAAATCAGCAAGACGGTCTCTTTCAGATATTTTTCGTGATGGTCCGTCACAAATAATAAAATCAAATAAAATATTTTTATCATAAGACGAAACATCATACCAACTGTCTTTTATCGGCGCATACCGCAACTCAACAGATTTATATGATTTAATAATAGGTTGAACCCTGGAAAACCATTGCAAATCATTTTCAAGACTTATTGTTTTTTTATCAAGTGCACCAAGAATAAATGTTGACAATCCGCTTCCACATTCTAAAACATTGTTGCCATTTTCTTTTGATATTTCATATATAACCTGTAATTGCTCAGGCAATAACGACCATTTGTTATTCCATACTTCAACAAGTCGTATTATTGTCTGTTCAACATCTTCATGCCTTTTTATTTTATCCAAAAGCGTATTTATATAAATAGTATTGAGCCCTGCCTTATTTCTTAAAAAATCACCAAGCCTTCCACTCCATTCATAGCTTCCTGTATGCCCAAACGTCATTTCAGGATCAATATAAATTTTACCACCGACTTTCTTCCACTTTCGGCAAAACTCAAAGTCACCACCAAATCTTGTATAATCATGTACTGTTCGTTCAAAAATAATAGCAAGTGGCTTTCTGTGTTCATGATCCTGTTTAACTCTGAATTTTACAGCATTTTTATAAAGTTGCTCAAGCACATTTCTTTTTATTTTTAAAAAACCAGTTGGCACTTTTTCAACTTCTATTAATCCGTTTTTATCTGACCATATTTCTCCCTGTATAAACTCAACCGGATAGTTTTCATCTTCTTGTTTTAATGGATAAATGCCCGCAACAACATCTTTATCATGCAATACAAGTTTGACAATGTTTTCAGGTGCAAATCTGATATCAGTGTCAACAAACACCATTTCAGTGCAATCAGATTCGAGAAAATCTCTTACTAATAAATTTCTTGAATCATCTATATGGCAATTCCCATCAAATATTTCAAGTTCACTTTCAATTCCATTGTTTAGCAGTGCTTCTTTAGCACCAAAAAAAGATGAAAAAGTTGCACTGCATATTCCACCATATGACGGGACAGCAATAAAAACCCTATGCTCTGCCCCGTTCTTTACACCAATGCTTTTAATTATTCTCATGCAGATCCTGCAATAAGACCAAGAGAAACAAGTTCAGCTCTTAACTGATTTGTCAAAACTATTAAAGCATCAACATCTGAAGCAAGAGCAGTCGTTGTCGCTGTAGTGGTCTGCGCTGAAGAAACAGCCGCTTGAGAAGCACTTGCAGGCTGCACAACCGGAGTCGTACCATAGAACCCTATTTTCTCAGTTGATGTTCTGCCAACAACCGTTCCATCAGGACGGCCATCTCCTATATATTCATATTCAGCCATTATAAAACTCCTTTTTTCTAATTAGTTAATCTTGTTGCCCATTCAGGACGCAAAAGCTTCCAGCCATAAAGAATATCAAGCCTTAACAGCATTTCATCATTTTTTATGTCTGAACCCTGCCAAACCCTTATTGCCAAACCTTCTTTGTTGCGCCTTACACACTTAATGGCATCATCCATAAGCGGCAAATCAGCAGTAACAAAGGTCGCAAAGTCTTTGTGGTACATAATGCTCTGGGAATAAGCAGTCGAAGCAGCACCGGATATTAATGCTGCACCTCCATTTGTTGGGACAGCAGAGCAGTTCTGTGTTGCTCCACTTGCATAATTTATTGCAGGTGACACCGAAACTGTTACCGCCTCCGAACCATCTGTAGTCGCATCCGCTGTAATAACAAACTGCTTTAAATGAGAATAAGCTACTTTAGTTTCAGGATGAACATCATAACAACCAGCAAAGGTTATAATAGAACCTTTTGTAATTGTCTTAGAAGCACCCATAGAAGCCAATGTAACCGTTGTATCACCACTTGCAACAGTATCGTTTACAGTGCCGGTATTATCAGAAGAACCATTTGTATGAGAATATACACGCTCATTCTCATACCATGTTGCCATAGCATTCCTTGATATAAACCCTTCCCTGAATGCTTCCTTGATCTGTGTACTATCCTGAAAAAGACTTTTAGTTCCGTTGACAATACTTGACATTGTTATAGAAGACATCTGAACAAAACGATTACCATCTTTTGGCGCAAGCCCCTGGTTTAATTTCGCTCTCGCATCACCTAACGCTGAAATATCTCCGCTTGCTCCTATAACTGTACCCGGAGTACCTACCTGATTATAAATCCCTTTTGTTATGTCAGTAAGAACATCAGCTTCTATACCCGAAATTAAAACACTTACCGCCGGTTCAATGTATTGCTGGCTGAATAAATCAATATCAAGAGCAAGTTCAGCGCTGTTAAATGACATATCAACGCCGTCCTGTGTGGCAACCGTAAGGGTCTGGCTTGTGGTAGTAACATCTTGTACATCCATTACCCTTGACCCCGTTCGCCTTGTAAACTTATTCGGCTCACGTATTCTTAATGTAGATCCGATTTTCCCGCCGGTATTGGCGAAAGAATCATCGTACTGCCTATCTATAGTCCCAATAAACGATATTTTCTCATGAGCAACTTCCAATGCTTCACGTGTTATCATATCTATTGTTAAATTTGTGTTCATAAATTCTCCTTTTTTTTTATTTTATGCAAATTTTTTATTGCTTTTAATCATAGTTTATATTACAATCTTTTCTAAAACAGGAGGAACAAAATGCAAACAATATATTTTAATCGTAAACACTATCGCAAATTTGACCATTTATATTATGTAGCTAAAGATGGTTCTCTATTGCGAAAGTTTAAACCAATCAAACCACAAAAAAGGAAAGATGGTTATTATAGCGTTGGCAAGCGACTTATTCATAGAATGGTCGCTACTTGCTGGGTGCCAAATCCAAATAATTGTAAGCATATTCATCATATTGATAAAGACAAATCCAATAATAATTATGAAAATCTTATATGGCTTACCCCAAAGCGTCATATTGCTGATAAACATCCAAGACCAAAAGGTATCTATCATATGAGTGAAGAAGGCAAACAAAAATTAAGAAATTTTCGTCTTGGAAAAAAACATACAGCAGAAACAAAACAAAAAATCTCTTATGCTAACCAACATTACTCAGGTAAACCACGTGGATGGAAACCCGGCATGAAACACACAGATGAAACCATCCTTAAAATGAGTAAAAACTCTAAAAAAGCCCGACCTTGTATGATTTATGGAATACGTTATAAATCTTTTACTGAGGCCGGCGCCGCTCTTAATATTAAACCATTAACATTAAGGAAGCGTTGTCTATCAAAAAACTTTCATGATTATAAATTAGTTTGATTCTTTAAAATCCTCTTCTTTGCTTTATCCTTTTTCTCCGCCAAGCCGTATATTCTTTGTCAGTCATCTCTGAGGGGTCTTTCTCAGTAACTACTTTAGCTCCGGTTACCGGTTTAATCGGTTCAGCAGAAGATGATTTATTAATTGTTGGTTTGTTTTTTATTTTTGCGCTTATTTCGCCAAGTTTAATTGCAACCTGCACCGGAGACATTTCAGATATTTTCTGGGCTTCATTCAGATTTGTCCCAAGAAAATAAGCAACATCTTCAGCATTTGGCGTTTCAACAAGAGCTTGCGCAACAGTTTCATTCATCACACTTGCCGGCATCTCGCCAATAATATTGTAAAAATTGTCATATTTTTCGATGCCTTTCTGCATAACGCTTGACCGCTTTTGCTCAAAGTCAATATTTTTTTTGTGCAGCTCGCTTTTTTCAAGTTCAGCGATTCTCTTTCTTTCCTGTGCAGCATTATTTTGATTAATTTTATAATCAAGCAATGCTTCATTGTACTCTTCGATGGTTTCAAAATCATCGATATGTGGCTTTTCAATCTGAACTTCCTGTATAGTATCCTGAGTTTGTTTGTTCAATGCCTCATTATACCTTTGTTCGAGAGCTTCAAGCCTTCTGTCCCGCTCCCTTATCGCCCATGTCATTTTATCAATTTTTTTTTGAAACCATACAGGTGTTTTTTCTTTTGCCTTTTCTATATTGGCCTGTTCATCTGTAGCACCTTCTACAGTAACATCATCGCCAGAAGTTTGTTCAACTTCTGTGTTAACCTGTTCCTCAACAACTTCCTGCCCCTGATCTTCGTTTTGGGTGTTTATTGCATTTTCTTCTGTCATTTTTCCCCTCATGCCCGTTTTTAAACGGTAAATTCACATAGTTAATCACTTAACTCTCTTGTTGGCAACATGCCTAATTTATTTAAAATATTAATAACAGCTTTTTGCGCAACCTCAGTTATTAAATCAACATCTTTTACCTGTGATTTTTGCAGCTCAACTTTATTTTTTTCAAATTCGATTTCTTCATCAGCAAGTTCAATCTTCTTTTTTTCAAGCTCTATTTCTTTTCCCGCAATCTCAAGCTTATCTGCCGGAGACGGCTCTTGCGGAGAAAAAATTTGCTGCAACTCGTTTGATATCTGACCACTATCCGGCCAATCCATTGCTTTGGCAATTCTTGGCAATAATACAGGAGTCGCAGCAGGTGCAGTAGATAAAAATTGTGACATCATATCAACTGTCTCAAGACGTTTGGTTAAATAATTCTGACCCGTATCCAATACGACATCATATCTCGCGGTCGACAAATCATTCAGCTTTTTAACCCCCGTGGGACTTGAAGGATCTAAAACGGTTTTATTTATATCAGCCCACACAATACTATTATCCTCATTCGTAATTCTTATTACCCGTTCTGTATCATACACAACAGGAATTAAGTCTAAAAGAATCTCACCTGTAAACTTAATGGCGTTAGCCTGATTATCATGAAAATGATATGTTGCATTATCTCCTTCTTTTTGCCGTGCCAGTATAGCTTTGCCACTTGTTTCATTGCCGGACGCTCCAAGAGACGCATCATATAACCCCATAGTCGACTTTATATCATCTGCCGCCTGCATTGCTTCAGCAAGAGCGCCGGAATCTCTTATACTGAACTGCTGTCTTTGCGGCAACTGACCTTGATCAAAATTTGCCAGAAGTCGCATTTTAGGCTTTCTGTTAGCTTCATCCCAATCTTTTTCAAAACCCTTAAACATATTCGGCGTGCCGATATATGGTTGCTTTGGAGCAAGCGCAAGAGTTTCAACACTGTTAGACCTTGCCCAATTATACATTCTTGCAGCATCAAGAACATGAAAAGCGGCTGATTTAATTACAGGCTCACCCTCCACCCATGTCTCATCACCAGCGCAATATACAACAGGAATATATCTGCCTGATTGCTTAACCGGCTTTTCAATAAAATCATTTCCGCCTATTTTGCACCACCAGACTTCATCAACCTCAACTTCTCTGATCTTTTGTATAACAGCCTTACCCTGCTCAGTTTCGATAATTTGTTCGCCATTATACTCAACTACAGGAATATCATCTGTCAGCTCTATTGTATCTGTCTGTATTGTTTCATCAGGCATTGGTGTAGCTATGAGAGCCATTGTTTTTTTTGCCTTCTCAATATAATAATATTCAGCAATCCTTACAGTTTCCTCACCAATCCAGTCTTCACCATCTTCACCTTCACCGACATCCCATCCTGCAATTTGTATATCAGGATACATCTTTTTAAACTCATCTCTCGGAATGTTATCAGTTATAAATAAATATCTCCTGTCTTTTCTGACAACATCTCTTGCATCAGGATCATCATATACAGAACATGGGTTTGTTATTCTTTCAATTTTAAGCTCTTTTTCAAATACATCATGCCTGGAATACTCAATCAATACACGCCAATAGCCCCAGCCACCTTTTGCAGCAAATTCTATACCATTGCTGTACGCAGACTGTGCATTTGAACTGTTTTCTATATCTCTGATTAAACCATTTAAAATCTCCGTAAGCTTTGGGTCTTGCTTGCTATCAACCGGTTTTGCTGAAATAGACGGCCTTACTCGCCTTGCATCATTAGTTATTTGTCTTATACTGGCTTGAGTCTTATTAATAACCATACAAGGTCTTCCATCAGCCTCACGTTCTTTCTTAACCTCGCTGTCCCATTGTTCACCAAGATCAATAAACCTCAAGCTTTCGACAAATCTTTTTCTATTCTTCGATTCTGCATCAGCCGACCGCTTAAAACGTTTCTTTGCCAAAGTTATGATGTCATCTTGTTTTTTCATATGCTCATCCAGCCGGTTGTTGTGCCTGTATATTGTTTATAATCATGCGTTTCTTCATACGGCTCTGTCACAATCTGATCAAACAGTTCAGTAAAAGCCCAGACATAAGCATCCGCTCTGTTAGGAGACGCAGCGCCTATATACCCATGAGATGTAAATGAACACAATTCTTCTTCTAATTCATTAAAATTTCCGGCATGACGTATCTTGCCGGATTCAGCTAATGCCGCTATCGGCTCAGCTCTTACTACTTTACCCCTTGTTGCTGTTACTTTCTTATACGGAGTTCTTGGCCTTGCTGTCTGTATTACATACTCAACCATTGAACCACCATAGTTAGTTTCTGCAACTATATAGTCAGCTTTATGTCTGTCATATGCCTGTACCGCTATATTGCCCCATGTCTTAGGGCTTGCCTTAACGGTCAGATCTTCCAATACATACCCATTTCCATCCGTGCCCAATCCGGCAACTATAATACCAATAGCATCGCCGGAAGTTTCTTCATCATCATTTTCAACACCTGACGGGTCAATAGCAACAACTACCCTCTGCATATCAGGCAAATCCTTAAATGCCCGCCACTTTTCAATATCTTCTATGTTCCAGAGAAAATCACCACTGACAGAAGAAAAATTACCTTCTAAAAACCTTACCTTTTGTCTGGCAGGAAGTTGTTTTAACATGTCGATATAATTATCAGCAAGGTTATCAAGGTTATCTACAGGATTCATTTGCATTTTAGCGAATAAAGACTTGTCAAGAATCTGCTTGCTGTTCGGCTCTGTATATTCAAAAAATAATTTATAACTCCAGTGAGCTACTGTGGGCGGATTTTCATCATAGTACATTTTCAGCCGCAACTCTTTTCTCTTTTCACCGGAATACATGTACGTGGTTTTCTGTGCAAGCCTTGTCAGCGCAAGGTTGCGTGAAGAATATGGTATCTGAGAACACTCATTGAGATATATGGTCGCATGTTCTTCGCCAAGTATCTTCTCTGTACGCTCCTTTTCATCTAAACCACCAAGCCATATAGTAGAACCATTCGGCAAAGTAAAATACCAGTCAGTCTTATCAACCCAATATTCTATATCAGGAAAACATAACGACATAACTTTCGGAAATGTCCCCAGCCCTATCTTGGTCTTTGCCTGATTAAACCTGTACCTCAATATAACATGGCTGCTTTCAGCCGAAGCCAACGCCCTGATAACAATAGCCCTTACCAAAAGAAAAGTCTTCCCTGAACGACTGCCACCATACAACAATATATGAGTGGCATCACTGCTCAGCACCTTTAAAGCTTCTTTCTGCCTGGAAGTTAACCTGAAGCTCATAAACACCCTGCATCATCTTTATCAATATTAACTTTCATGTCAGCCTTTAACCTTAATTCTTTCGGAGGCGACCAGTTTTCAAACCTCTGATAAGCCAACTTAACAGCATTTACATCGCCTTTCTCAGCCCTCCTTATAAGCCCATCATCAATCTTTGATAGATGACCGGCATAACGCTTCCTCTTTGTCTCTAATGCTTCAAACTCTATCTCATTAAGCTCAACAGCCGTAAATAATTTGTATATAGCACAGCCATGAGCATATCCAAGAATATCTGTTGCAAGCTTTTCCCTGGACAATCGCTTGTTGTTAGGATCAGATAAATAATCAACAAGCTTCATCCTGGCCACATCTTTCGCACTCTCCCTCCCTGCCTGTCGCATTTGCAACGCAGACAGGTTTTTTTTAGAAGTTTTTTTATCCATAATTAACCCGCTCTGAAACGTACACGAAAACCTTCTGCTTCTTTGTCCATTTATTAAAGTTACTGAACTTCACCGCTCTTCTGCCACCCTGTTAATATACTGCACCCGCTCATCTTCTGTTGCATATAACCCGTTAGGCATAACCTGTCTGTACCCGCATCTCATGTTACCGCAAAAAGCCACATACTCCTCTTCAGCCCATGACGAAGGTTCAATCACAAGCTCCCTTCTGCCACAAACAGGACATACAT